TTATTTAACTTTTGGATAACTATCGTCAAAAGAGGATTCGAACCATTCCATCGGGAAACCTATAGATAAAAGAATATCGTTAATATTACTATCACTACTCGATTGTTTAAACTTCTTATTCAAATCTCTTGTCCGATTTTTCAAAGCATTTGTAAAGTTTTTAAACTGCTCTCTTGTTAAAAATAAACGTAACGTTAAATACACATAAAAAACGCTATCTGTACTAGTTTTTTCATAATCCGAAAGTAAAACAGTATTTTTTGTAGCATGTCTTCTTAAACGGAACTGTAGCAATCGATTGTCATGAGCAACAATATTACGAATATCATTAATATTAATTAGAAAACTATCAATTTGTGAAGGTACAATATTTGGACTAAGACCGTATTCATATTTAAAATGTTGATTTACGTGATCTGCAATTTCAATTTTGTCTTTATCTAACATTAAAGAATAAAAAGTACGCAACGTACCAAAATCTAAAAAATTAACTAGTACCCAAATAGGAACCTCATTATATTTATCAGAATAATGTTTAATCGCATTATTTTTATACTTCTTGTTGTTTGTTATAATTTTAGATATTTTTGCTAGCAAGGGGCCTATTTCTAAATATTTGTCTCCAAAATTATTTGAATTTAAGTAGGGATATGGGTCGGTATGATTTTTTGCAAAAGTGTAAGCTATACATGAGCGTAAAAAAGCTTCAGCTTTCTCAATTTTTCTGAAGAAAATACTTTTTATGTTTTTATCATACATATATATTGCATATAACTCATTAAATGTTGCATTATCTATATATTTATTTGTATTGCTTTGTATCAGCTTAGAATAACCGTTTACAACATCATAATAATTAGATCTCATTAATAATTTTTTGCTTTGCTCTTCATCTATAAAGCATAAGCCTCTACTTTTTAATATATTTATTTGTTCGTCTAAGGTTTTAAATTCAATTCCCATCTATTCCCTCCTAAAGAAAATAAAAAAGTGTCTGGAATAAATCCCAGACACTTTCCGGTGTACTGGCTGGCCCAATACATCTCTCTTCACTAATAGCCTAATATATAGAAGACGACTTGTCAAGATTTTTTATCTTATTTTTCGTTATGGACCATACAGGACTCGAACCTGTGACCGAACGGTTATGAGCGATTGGCTCTAACCAGCTGAGCTAATGGTCCTGAAACTTATGATTTTTAACAATATAAAAACAGACAGGGCAAACCTGTCTGTTTCTCTAAGTAATGCCATACAAGTATGGGTAATTCGGCGTTCCGCCTTCTGTATATAAAATATATCACTCTTAACATAGAATTGTCAATACTTAACGTTTATTTTTTTAACTCAGCTATTTCTTCTTTTAATTGTTTGATTTCTTCTTCTTTTTCTTTTAGTTTTTTATTCATAGCGTTTGACTCTTTTCTATACGTGGGTATTAACTTCAATATTTTACCATCAATAGCATCTAATACCCTGTTACTTACTTTTCCTTTTTTATTAATAATTCTATTATTGCTGACCCATCTAAAGCTCTCGCATTGGATTCCTGTATTAGATTTAAACCCATCCGTTTCATTGGCATCAATAATTTCAGGAAAACCTTTTCCATACTTTTGGGTACTACAAGGAACTATCAAACTAAAAAACTTCCTCGAAAACAATATAACACCTGGGTGCTCATATGATGGTTCATATCTAAAATTAGTAGCACCTAATTCAATCGTAACAATGTCTCCTCTTTTAAAATTAGTAAAATTAGATGAGTGAGTATTGTTTACCCACCTATCATGGTGCAACATCCAGTTTGCAGTCTCATACACAGTAGATTCATCCCACAAATATGAATATACTTCAGCCATGATATCTGATAACATTGGGGACATTGTTGATTCCGTATGGCACTTGTTATTTTTAGATCCATGAATCCTCTTAAATACACTTACACTATTTCTATTCAATCCCAATTAAATTCCAACTTTCTTCCACTATTAATTGAATTATTTCTATACTACAATTATACATAACTACTATTAAAAAATCTATATACAGATTAAATCATGTTCCAGCTATCACTGTTGAAAACTTTGATAAAAGAGTCGCCTTATAAAAATCGTGTCAATGATTTTTTATTTTTTTCATACATACAATATATTCTGTGTAATAAAGAATATATTTGTTTTATTGACTTTTCTATACTATATATTGTGTTCCTCATAGAAATTCCATAACAATTTAAGAAACAAAAACATCATACAATACGCATTAAATAGCTGTTTTTTCATTTTTAATAATCTAAGATATGTAAATAATACCGCAAATCTTTGGTAAATTTTGTGGTAAAAATAGAATGCAAAAAAAGTTTAAATTTCTTTGGAAAACCTGTTGACTTTATATCTCTATAGAGATATAATAAGTATGTAAGTTAGTTAATGGCTTACAAATACTGAAGAAAGGAGCAAAAAATGTGCGTACGACATAGAAAAAAGAGAACTCGAAAAACAGAAATGACCTTAGAAATCAACTTACTGTTCTTCAAATTCTCAATCAAGTTTAGCTGGGGAGATTAACTCTCCCTCGCTTCTATGATAATTATAGCACATTCGTGATTATTATGAAAATAGGCGATAAAAAAGTATGGCGAAAAGGTAAAACAACTATTGAAATGGAACGGATTAAGTTCGACTGGAAGGCTCTTATAGGTTGGATTGGTTTCATCGCGCTAATTTGGTATGTAATGAAACGATAAGGAGGTTTTTTCATGATTGTTGATACTGATAAAATTGAGTGGCTGTTAGAAAACCGCTCTCAATACTTCATAAACAAAAAAACAGGAGTTGCACAATCTCGCTTATCAAAGTTAAAAAATAATTTTTCCGAGATTGGAAAATCTAGTATTGAAATTGGTGTGAAATTAACTACATTAGCACTACAAGAACAACAAATTGAAAATAAAGGGGATATTAAAATGACAAAAGAAAAAATTATCGAAATGATTGATTCAGGAATGAACGTCTATGGGACTACTTACGAAAATGAAAAAGAAGTTGCTGAACATTGTGGCTTGAACGTAACTGAGAAAGACGTTGAGTATTTAGAACAATATGACGGTGAAGACTTTGAATATAAAGAAAAACAATTTGTTGATGGCGATATGATTTATATCATTCATTAATTTAAATAATTGCACAAAAAATAAGCCTACCTCTCGAAAATGAGAAGTAGGCTTTTCTTATACATTAGTATCCAGCGCCCCACGTAGTATCGGGATTACCATCATTAGGGCCAATCGGAATATAAATACGTGTTCCATTTGAATCTGTTCCACCTAAGAAAACATAGCCATCTGCTACACGAACCGAATCATATTTAAATTGTGAACCTTTCGGCCAAATTCCATATACAGGCGCTGACAAGCTTGGCGCACCGTTGCGAAGAATAATTCCTTCATTTACACCGATGGTAAATGTTTTTGCAGGTGTTGGCTTGCTATTTTCCCACAATTCCGCAATATCGCCATCGTTTGCATAACCTAGTAATTTACCGCTGTTTTCGATGCGATACAAGTTTTTACGAGCATCTAATTTTTGTGTAATTGTTCCAACTTGGGTCCAAAGAGTGTTAGCATTGAGATGCTCGTTGATTGGTGCATCTGGATTTTTGTAGATTGTTGTGAAGCGAACGTGCTGTCCAACTTTATATTTAGGTTTATTGGGCTTACCAGGGTTTACAATAACTTCGCTACCATCTTCAGGAAGTCCAGTTTGTAAATCTTGTGCAAGTTGCGCTTTGCTAATTCCCCACTGCGCCAAATAACCATAAGGATCTGTATGATCGCCCCACCAATTTTTTGTAATCCAATCATGGGTCACAATTCCGTAACCTGTTCCATCATCCAAGTCAAATGTTGCACCGATTTGCGTTGCTAAATCACGAATCAAATTTACATATGCAGCATAGTCCTTTTTGAATGTTTCTTTATTATTCGTTCGAGCGAGTTCGATTTGTGCATATGCTTTTGCATTCGCTGTTGCTCCTGCACCCCACTGAATTTGACCAACAGGAGCTAATTGTTTCACTCGACCACCAGAACCGACAAAATAAGACACATAAGCACTCGTCCAGTTGCGTTTCATATATGCCACTTCGTTGTCTAAACTATTTGGACCAGCATTGTTCCCATTCCCCGACTCATGCAAGACAATTAATTCATTGGTTGCATACCCTGGAAAGTATCCACCAAAATTAATAGGGTCTTGCTCCACTTGGTATGCATCCACATTTATTGTGGGCATAAAAAATAGAGCGATTAACGCTCCTACTAAAATTTTCTTTTTCATTTTTACTTCTCCTTGTCTTTTAAATTATATGCTGACACACCTGTTACTACTCCTAAAAAAGTTGCTATGGCATTAATAGTTAAAACAGCCATATCGGTTTCTTGCCACCCATAAGCCTTACCTAACGTAGCTACTAAAACAGATCCCGCAGGAAGCACTGTTAGTACGCCCCATTTGATAATTTTGTAATACTTGTCTGGTAATATCATTTCTAAATCCCTCCTAAGTATTTCGTGATTAAATAAACAGCAACAGAAACCCCAATTCCTGCAATTGTTCGCCACGTCCACTTTTGATTCTCTTTTATTTCCGCAATATCGCCTTCATTGTTTTTGGCCATTGAGAGTGCTATGTCTGCTTTCTCTCTTAATTGTTCATGATTATCCAACTTTGTTTCAATCCGTGCCAAACGATCGACGATTTCAATTAAAGGATCATCTTTCAAGTTATCGTCTCCATTCCTGTAACAAAAAACCGCCTAGCTTTTGCTAAACGGTTTTCCTGTCATTTTAGTAAATTCCTCTTCTGTAATACAACTAGGTACAAATTCTGCAACCTGCTCTGGAGTAAATAGCCCCCAGTCATACATCAGTTTAATGTCATCATATGAATACATTATTTTGCACCTCCGATTTGTTCTTTAATCGCATCAATTTCTTTTGAATTTTGAAGCGAAGTAAGCATAGTCTTTGAATTGATTTGAGCTAATGATTCTGCTTTAGCAGCTAGTTTTTCATTTGCTTGTTTTAAAGCAGTGTTATCTGCTTCTAATACTGCTGAAAGGTTTTCTAACAGATTTAATTTTTTCGAATAATCTTGCGTGACCGCTTCTTCCCATTTTCGTTCCGAGAAATTAAAGAATTGTGATTGTTCATTTGCCAAACCTTCAAGTGGTTTTTCTTCCACGTATGGCAAAGCAACGTTGTATGTGTCATTTACTTCTTGTGGTTCATAGCCCACAGGATACAAAACTTTATAAATAGTTTTCATCTATGTCATCTCCTGATTATAATCTGTTTTTAGCAATATAAGTGATTGTTCCCCAATACCACGTGTTTTTTGCGATGGTTGTTTGAGCTGATATTCTAACACCATTGACAAATTTAACAATTACGCCACTCCCAACACTATTAATTAACGGAAATAGTTTGTCTGTGTTTGGTTGAAATTCATCTGGTATTCCCCAAACAATCGTTTGATCTTTTGCAAAATCTTTATCGATTCGCGTTTGAATCGTAAATTGAACAGTTACAATGTCACCGTAACGTTCAAAAGTTACAGATCCACCTTGTAAAGAATCAAGATCAGTTGGCGTAAATGATTTATATTTTAATCCATTTTGAGTTAATACTGCGTTGCCTTTTGAAAGAGCTCCATCTGCAAAATCCTTAGTACCTAGAATAGTTTCATTTCCAACAGCCTTTACTAATTTTCCTTCAATACCATCAATGGCATCCGCGTGGGTTTTCATGTACTTATTGACACCATTTTCTTTTAGCTGAACGATATCTGCCATTACGCTTCACCTACCTTTTCAAATGTAAAAACTGGTAATGCATCCAATTTTGCTTTATCCGTTTTAGACATTAAACCGTCTTTTTCAGCAGTGGCATTGTCAGGAAGTGTTGGAATGATAGTTGTGTCAGGCAACGCTTTTACGTCAGTAGCACTTAATGTAACTTCACCTGTGTGACCATTTACAGACGAAACAGTGCCTGCTCCAGCACCACTAATTTTTCCATCAACAAATTCATTTAATCCAACAACGCCAGCTGTACTAGTTTGTACATCAATAGCTACGCCGTCTTTTTTCACTACATATAAATCAGGCATTTATTTCTTCATCTCCTTTTACTTTTTCAAACTCAACACCAGAACCACCTAGTTTTCCAGCTTCATAATCGGCTATGATTTTTAATATTTTGTCATACTCTTGTTTCGAAATCATAATCCCATCGATAGGTAAATCTAAGTCTGCACGCGTTATAATTACTGCGCCAATATGACCATTAACAGACAATACTTTTGATTTACCCGCAATAATTTTTTCTAATCCTCGAACAGCGGATGCATGTGTCATAGGATGAAACTGACGTTGCACGCCATTTTCATCGGTTTCCATCATTCGTTTTACTTTAACCACGTATTTCACCCACTTTTTCAAACATATAGGTATTCTGTTTCGTATCATCAACTGTTGCGATGACCAATGCCCCATCGGACACGGGATAGTCAACAGTACCAACAATTTCTGTTTCATGATTCAGCGAAAAAGCCTCATCTTGTAAAACAATCAAGTCGCTTATTTCGCCATATTCTAACGTATATAAGCGTTTCTCTAGTTTCTGATATAAATAGTCCATATCAGTTAACAAGCGCTCTGTAAGCGAATTGTGGCGTACTCCTTTAATGTCTACACGTGCATCCATTAGCTCGGCTAACATCGTACCGCCAGGATCAATCGTTTTTAAAATATCTTTGATTGATTCGAACCATGAAGTGAAATCTGTTTTTTGCGCATCTCGCCATGCTTCGAACTCTTCTTTTCTGGCATTCATCCAATCAGTAAAATCGCCCTTATTTTCGTTGATAAAAGCGGTCATGTCTTCGATTAAATCTTCGATGGACTGCCAATAAGAACCCATTTCACCTTCTGTTTTAGAAACAGCATTCACAACAAAGTAAGAAAAGTTCTGCGTTGAGCCAATTAGATTGTCGCCTTTATGAATACTGAAGTATGCTTCCTGTCTGTGCAATGACTGCATAGAGTATTCATCAAAGGTATACTGTATAATCCCTTTTTTGGCATTCACAATTTTTGCTGCTCGTTGAATCGGATATTTATTATCAATAACTGATTCAAAAAATACTTCGCAACCTGTTAAATCAAGTGGCAAAGCATTTTCAACTAGTATGGCTTCTAAGACTTCTGTGTTTCGATTTCCTTGTCGTACATTCTGAATCCCAATGTAATTGTATGGTTCGGTTGTACTTAGTGTTGCTTGCCATTTAACCATAAAAAAATCCTCCTTTCACTATTTTGGTGGTATAACTATTGATTGGATAGAACCGTCAAAATAAAGACGGTCGTATTTTGCGACAATTTGCCCTTGCTCGGCGTTTTGTTCTATGGTTTGAATACGTCCGTTATCTAAGCCATAAATCACGCCTGTGTGACCATATTCGGGGTCTACTGTCCAACCAGTTCCCCATTGTCCACTTCGTCTAATATTGACGATAGCTCCAACGACTAAATCTTTATACGTAGGATTTGAGATTACTTTCCAACCGACTGCATTCCAATCATATGCTTCGCCAATATCTGCAGCAGCTGATGTATCACCAATGACATGTGACAATCCATAAATTGTACCTGCACCTAAACCACAGCCACCCATAAAGCCAGAATATTCGGCTGGTACTGCGTAACATTGGCCATTACCTAACCATTTTCCCATTAAGGTCTCTAAATGTTCAATTCCAGCTTTCCCTGTCGCAGTAGAAGCTTTCAAATCTTTGAATTTGTCATACCATGCTTGTGCATAGGTTTGTCTTTCTGGATGTGCTGCAGCTGGACGTTCAAAGTTTAATTCAAACGCATAAGCAGCTGTTTTAGGCGAGCTAACAACTTTAAATTCATCAACTGTTAATGGACTTACTTGTCCTAACCATTGCCCATTGAACATACACCAATTAATTAATTGTGCTTGAGCTAACGATGTTCTGTAGTCTTGTTTAATACCTGCAGCTGCGATTAAGCGTTGCACATATTCTCGGCCATTCCAAGTTGGTGCTCCAACCAATGGATATGCTGATCCGTCCCATTGGACCCAACCATAACCAGGACCTCCATTTTGTTCTGTATCTGGATTCATGTTTGGGCCAACTTCACCTTGCACATTTCCGAGGATACCTGCAGCAGCTGCTTTGCTGTATCCGTTAGCTAAAAGGTAACTCCATAAGTCCCAAGCAAATTTATCAGCATCACTTGTAACTTCAGATGGATAACCACCTGTACCAGCTCCAGAACCACCACCGCCATTTTGACCAGGGATAACTTCTTTGCCTTGTAAAAACATTTTATCTGCATATATCGTTGAAGGAGTGCCACCTTTACCGATAAAATAAAAATGATTTCCCAAATGAAACTGATTTTTACCAGATAAGACAAGTCCTGTATTTTTTTCGTTAGATAATCCAATTGTGTTATAAGAACTATCGCCTACTAGTAACAATGCTTTGCCATCTGTAACGACTGGATTTCCGTTAACATCGTTTAATTCAGGAAAAGGATTTCCTTTTGTTCCCATCGTACCAACATGACTATTGCCATTCCAGAACTCCGTACCTTTTTTGGTCAATTCCATTATTTTAGTTTTTCCATTCCATGCTTGTAAAGCGCCGCTTGCAAGCCTCAAAATATCTCCATAAGCATTGAATGATGTTTCAAAAATGTCTGCTCTAATTTTCCCAGCCCCTATAAAGTTTGCATTAAATACTCCATCTATTGTCCAAGCGGTCTCAAATTTTTGAGGATTCCATCCATTTTTGCTAAAACCAATACCTGACTTATTCATTCTTAACACCCTTTTTGCAGTCTTAATATCTGGAGTATCCATAATAAGAATGTCTGAAGGTCTATTTTTAGGCCAATGGACAACATATCCTCCATCATTACCTGTAATCACCTTTGAAGCGTTCAGTAAATTTTCATAGGCAGTTTCTTGTACTTCCTCAACTTTTTTTAATGTTGCTTCAACTGCTTGCTGAACGGTGTTAGTGTAAAAACCTAAATCATTTCCAAGAACCATATCTTTATAAGCGCCAATTCTTGGGTACCAGTTATATTCAATCATTCGCTCTTCTAACGTAATATCTTGTTTTTGAAGTTTTCCATGCACTGAATCTCCTAGTTGCAGTTCAAAGAGATCTTTGTATTCAGCATATTCGTCAGTAGAAGCTAAATCTATAATTGATACTTGATGACTTACTTTCGGTAAATGAATTTTCTTTTTACCGAACAGTTCATTTTCCGCCCATTTTTTCAATTCCTCTTTAGATTTACATTCAGAATTTGTATACTTCCCAATAACTCGATTACTATCAGTTACAACAAATCCTTTTGGCTGAACATACTTTAAAATAATTGGATTTTTTTCTGAATCATAGTCTCCATCAGGTACAGCACCTATTAGATATAAACTATTAGGACATTGCTCTCCAGAAGTAGTTTCAACAATGCTATCTAAATTTAATCCAAAGTCTATTACAAAACCTCTGTCTTGCCCTAATCGTTTTGTTAATTTGATTTCAAAATTATCAACATCTAATTCTGCATTTGCTACCCCAACTAAGTTCTGTGCTTGGTTATTGCTACCTATTAGCGCATCCATTGGGTAGTTTTCTTTAATAGTGAATTGATGTACCTCTTCGAAATCGGCAAAATAATGAAATGGTTGCTTAAATGCTAATGAGTTTTGAATTTTATTCATAATTTCATCAGCGCCTAATCGATCAGCAAACATATATTCAATAAAATTACGATTTGTATCAAACGAAATATGATTTGCTGTGAAACTAATTGTGGTTAAGGTTTTTTCGTTTATTTTATTTATTCTGAATAGTTGCCATGTTTTGTTTGGAGTGTAAGCTTTAAGGATTGAACCTACAGCCAATTTTTCTGAATGTTGCCCACTCAAGCTATAAACCCCGGTTAAAACGAATCTGCCATTTATAACTCTGTTTATAATAGGTTCATCTTCAAAATCAGGTAAAAACAATCCGTTATGATCAAAATCAATTTCATCTTTGTCATATAGTTTGATGTCATTTATTTTTTCGCTCATATCCATACACTCCTATTCATCATACGAATTGTTTTTACTCCTTGTATTTTCAAAATATTCTTTCCTGGATTAAGAGTTGGTAATTCTCCATAAGTTTTCAAAAAGCTTCTGTTTTGTATAGCCAATCTTTTTTCACTATCTATCGTGATTACTCCATCTTTTTTTGGATTCTTCACTGTGAAGAGCGCTCCGTTTGTTTCTATTTTAAGTTCATTTCCATTTGATTCTACTTCAAATAAAGGTCTGGCAATTTCTGTCCCAGGGTCTTCAATAATATTTACTCCATTTTGCAATGAAACAAAGTATTCTCTTAATGTACGTTTAAACGGTTGACATTCAAAATTAACTGTAAATCGCCAAAAAGCGCCCATTTCATTTGTGTACGGTCTAGGCTGGCCATTAAAAGTTACAATGGCTTCCCTATACTTATCAGGATCTGTGTGTAGAATTAATTTACCGCTACCGCTTAACCATCGTTTTACATCTTCTAAACGGTCAAATTCAACTAATTGCATCTCTATTGGATAATCAAATGAATCGTAGTCTCCGAAACTTCTATGCAATTTCCCACTTTTTCCTAAAACTTTAATCGAGTCAATTACCTTTGGGGCTGTTATTTCTGAAAGTTCTTCATTTATAAAGCAATCCATATCTTTATAAGAATGAATATTTCTGAAAACAAACCACGGGCATGAACAGCTGTGCCAATAATTTTCCGACATCAGAATACACCTCTCAGTCCTGCATTTGCTAATTCTGCAGCAGTTTTCATTTTTCTATTAAAATGATCATATTCAGACATGCTGTTCGTATTTAAAGATCCCACATTAACTGTTTGATGAACTTCTCCTGATCCCGTATTCGAGGCCAACAATTCCATAAATTGATTCATCATTTCAGTCATTTGCCGTTGAGAACTATTTACTTGATTCGACTGTGACATCTTTACTCGTGCTGCTTCGACTAAACCTTCTAACAAGGGCGCTGTAATATCTTTATGACTTAAAGACTGCACAATTTCTTGCCCAATCATTCCTAGTGTATTTTTGTTCAAAGGAAGCGCTGCTTCTCTTCCTGCTTCACCTATACCTTGTAGTCTCCCACCATGTTCTCCAAATATTGTTGGTGTATTAAAAATTCCACCTTTGGCACGCCAATCAATATTAAATTTTGGTACAGATACACTTTTTCCAAAAATTTTTTTATCTTCGAAGTTTACTGAAAAGTGTGGTAGTTTTATCCGACTAAAAAACCCTAAAATTTCATCGACCATTTGTCCAACAAAATCTTTAGCTGTTCGTATTGGACCCATAATAAATTCTTTGACCGCTTCAAATTTTTCAGCAACCGTTGACACTACTCGCCCAAATGTGTCTGAAACAGAAGACCATATATTTGAAGCTGTTTCAGTGATTCCGTTTTTAGCAGAAGTAAATTTATCAGACATTGTCTCTTTAATTCCTTGCCATTTTTCTCCTGCAGTATCTTTTGTCCTTCCAAACCAATCAGTCAGTCCAGACCATATTTCACTTGCCTTATTAACTACCCCATCCTTTGCATCAGACATTGGTTGAAATATATTGTCTTTTACCCCTTGCCAAAGGTTACTTGCAATTTGTAGTATTTCATTCCACTTCTCTCCTAACCATAATCCTAGCTCGGAAAACTTCATCATAACCCAATCGTAGGCAGCTCCTATCGGTGTGAGAATCGCTTGTTTTATACTTTCCCAAAAAGTAGTTGCTAGTGTAGTAAACTCTGTCCATTTATTGCTTAGCCATAAGCCAAGTTCTGTGAATTTTCCAACTAACCAATCATACGCTTCCTGAATTGGAGAAATTATCTTATCTTTAATGAAATTCCATGAAACTTCTGCTGCTTTTTTGATCCCTTCCCATGCTAAAATAGCTCCAACTTTAATCCAACCCCATATAAATTCTAAGGTTGCCTGTACTAAAGAGATAGGAACCATAATTACTCTACCTAAGAACTCAACAATGGGGCTCACTGCTTCAACTAAGTTATTCCAGCCGTTCACCGCGCCTTCTTTAATAGATTGCCATTTTTCAGAAAACCATTTTCCTATGTTTGTAAGAGTATCTGCTATTTTTTTTGTGAAAGATTGCCAAATATTACTAATCCCTTCAGTGATATTCTTCCAGCCTTCTTGTGCACCTTTTGAAATATTGTCCCATGTATCAGAGAACCACATCTTGATTCCATTCCATGTAGATTGTATTGAGGATGTCATTTTCTCCCATACTTCTGATGAAGACTTTGAAATGTTTTCCCATGTTTCTGAAAAGTATTGAGACAGTCCATCCCAGAATTTATGAAACCATTGTCCAAGACCTGCAAAAAATTCTTTTATTTCATCCCAATATTTATAAATAAGAAATGCGACAGCAGCGATTGCTGCTCCAATGACTAATGGCCATCCTACAACCGCACTCACTATGGTTCCTAGAGCTGGCAATAGAGTACTTCCTATCCATGTTGCTACGCCTGCCAAAGCCCCTCCTTCAGCAAATAATCCAATTATAGCTCCTATCGCCGTCGCTATCTTTCCAATAATAATCAATACTGGACCCAAAACAGCCACTATTGTGATAATCGACATAATGAATCTTTTCATTTCAGGGCTTGCATTTGAAAATGATTTAGCCAAATCACTTAAGACATTTAGAACTGGTTGTAAAGCATCTAATGCATCCGTTAGTGCATCCATAAATGGACCACCGAACTCGATTGCTAAATCATTTACTTTATTTTTTAAAATTTTCACCTTGGATTCGAAAGTTTCATAACGTTTTGAAGCTTCTTCTGTTAATGCTGTGTTTTCTCCCCACGCATTATTCCCTCGGTCGATAGCACTTTTAAATACATCACTTGCACCAGCTGCGCGAAGTAAACTATCACGAAGGCGTACTTCTGTTATTCCCATATCATCTAAAACAGCAATTGCTGATTGCCCATTTTCTTCTGCTTTTCCTAACCCTTCAATAAATTTGATAATGGCTCCTGAAGCATCCTCCTTGAAAGCTTTAGAAAATTGTTCAGCAGACATTCCTGCGACTTCGGCAAAATCATTTAATTTACCTGATGCATCGGTAGCTTCTTTATGCATTGTTTTTAACTCTTTGCTAGTCAATCCCATTGCTCCAGCAGTATTTTTTAGCTCTTTCCCACCGTTTCTAACAGCGTTAGAAACCTGTTCCATAGATACTCCAGTCTGTTGGCTTAAGCTTTCTAAACCGGAAAACGCATTAGCTCCATTCTCGACAGCTAATTGCATTTCAACCATAACTTTTGAAAATGCGGAACCGCCTGCCTCAGCTTCAATACCTACGGAGCTCAAAGCTGCCGCAAAGCTCATAATTTGAGCCTCGCTCATTCCAACCTGGTGGCCAGCCCCTGCAAGGCGCAATCCCATTTCTGTAATTTCTGATTCAGTTGTTGCAAAGTTATTACCCAAATCAACAATTACAGCACCTAACTTATCAAACTCCGTTTGTGGCATTCCTGTAATATTAGCTAAACGTGCTAATGCAGTTGCAGCTTCATCTGCACTCATATTAGTTGATTCACCTAGATCAATCATCGTGCGAGTAAAGCTTAGTACATTTTCTGTCTTAATACCTAATTGACCTGCATTTTCTGCCACTTCACTTATTTGTGCAGCGCTTGCAGGCAATGTTTTAGACATATCACGAATGCCTTTTTCTAAATCATTATAAGAGATTGTCACTTTCCCATTCGCATCAGTTGCTTCGTCTACTGTTTTTTTAACACCAGCAAACGCTGATTCAAAATCGGAAGCTGCTTTAACAGAAAATCCAACGCCAGCCACAATAGGTGCTGTAACACCCATTGTCCACTTTTTTCCTATGTTTGAAACCGAGCTACCAACATTCTTTGCTTTTTCACTAAACTGACCAACTTTATCTGTGGCTTTCGCGTATTCGTTAGTAAATTCCACACTGGCTTTTTTGGCTTCCAACAATTCTTTCTCTAATTTGTCTACTTCGGTAGAATTATCTCCAAACTGAGCTTTAGAAAGTTTTAACTGTTCCTCTAGGTTTGCTACTTGTTCTTTACTATTTTGCATAGCTTTTGCCAAGTACTCTTGTTTGACTTTTGCTTTGTCTGATTCTTTGGCATTATTTCCTAATTCAGCTACCTGTAATTCATACTCTTTACGCAGTTTTTCAGAAGAAGAGACCAGCGTTTCTTGGCTTCCTTTTAATTTATTTAATTGCTGTGCTCGATCTGATTCTTTGCTTTTTGCTTCTTCTAATTTTTGAGAAGTTAATTGTATTTTATTTGCAATTTGTTGCTCAGATATTTCTGCTGATCGAAGCTGTTTTTCCATTTGTTTTACAGCATCTGAATTTTCACCAAATAGAGTTTTGCTTTCTGATAAAGCTTTTCTTGTTGCTTCTGTTTTTTGTTTTGCTAAATCATATTGCTTTTCCAGATTAGATAATGTTGAGGCATGCTTTTGACTTTCTGAACCTGTCATTTTCAACTGTTCTTGTTCTAGCTTTAATTCTTGCCGTAAACTCTTTGCAGAGTTCTCCATTTCTTTAATCCCGGACTTGAATTCTTTATTAAATACCTTAAAAGTTACCGTTGTTTCATTCTTATTTCTAGCCACGCTTGCTCCTCCTTTCCTCTTCTGAAGTTTTCCATTGCTCATAAGCAACTTTATTCATCGCTATACTATGAACAGAGCCAAGGGGCAAATGAATTACATCATGTTCGTTAATATCGCAAAGAACTACATAATAACTGTATAAATCTTCAACCGTATGAATATGGATTGTTGGAATTGACTGGCTTACTTTTTTTTCGTTGTTTTATTTTTGAACCCTTTTGAAAAATTACTTTTTTCTTCTTTTTGGATAACAGAGGTAAACACTTCTGCTAACTCAACAAAATCAAAAATGTACTTTTCTGCTAATTCGTCATAGGTCATTCCATCTGGGTTTGCTGTTTTGTACGCAAGATATAAAGCGTTAAACATATCTGTTTCATCTAGTTCTAACTCTTTACCCTGGCTTCCCATCATAGACTTAATGACGTTCTTCAACGAATAACCTGTCTCCTTTTCGAATTGGAACATAGTTAGCATATTAACATTGGGATTGATTGTAACTATTTCTCCACCATTTAATGTAATTTCTTTCATTTTGCTATTCCTCCTAAAAAAATAAGGACAGCTTTTGCTGTCCTATTGTTTATTGTGTTTTAGCTTCTTCTAAAGATTTTACCCGTGCTACTAACGAATCAAATGCTTCTTTAGTAACTTCACTGTCTTTTCCTGCTGGCCCTTGTGGTCCAGTTTCACCTTTTTCACCAGGATCACCTTTAGGACCTTGTTTCCCTTCTGGAATAGACTTAATTTTTTCTTCTAAAGTAGTAACATCATCAACTAATGTATTATGGTGTTCTGCTTTGATTTCATCTTGTGCTTGTACTTTTACCGATACCACCATGCTCTATCATCCTTTTTTATTTATAATTTTGTTTTTCATTGTATTTGGCCCCGCTGTCGTATTTAGCGGGTGCATTAGGGTGTCACTTGTTCTTTCACTACATCTGAATCAAAGTTTTTATGCCATTGTTCAATAAATTCTTTTTTACTATCTTCATCTAACAAAGTTTCATAATAAAATTTACCATTTTCATCAGGTAAGGCTGTTGCTTCAATTTCTACATTTGCTACTTCGTCAGAAGAAGTATCAATTGTAAATTTAAATCCTGTTGATACACTTACTTTAGGAAAAGCAATCATTTTTGTAATATCATCAAAGTCATCTTTAATATCTGCAGTTAGTGTAAACTCTTCTCCACTACTATCTTCCCCATAAGCGTAAACACCAGGCTTCAATCCTTTATCACTCATGCCAAATAAACGGCGTAATACATCTAGTTTTACAAACCCGGAAATATTAACCTTCATTTCTGTTGGTTTACTCATTTTTTTCTTTGTAACACGACCACATTTTGCAGTGATCTCCGAAATTTCTGTCTCACCGCTTAATACTCCAGTACAACCAAATGCCGTTGATAAACTTTCTTTTTTAAATTTAACTCCCACATTGGCAATGCTTACTGGATAAAATTCTTCATAAATTGTTGCCATAACTAGTTACCTCCTATGTTTTTATTGATTTCATTTATTAGCGCTTCGTTTAGATCTTTAGTAATTACAGGAACTTCTTTCTCCATCCCTTTACGCATGAATTCCTGTGGAACTTTTCCAATTGATGTTCCTATTCCTAAGTCAGGATATTTTAGGTATTCGAATCTCTTCTGCGGCCGTTCTTTAAATCCTAAATTCATATAGTCTATTTTCAGCGAATTACTAAATTTAGCATGTTTACGTTTCATGATTCGATTCTTTACATCTGAAACAGGCATTCCTGAAATAATTGTTTTTGCAGTCATTTCTGCACTTTTTGTTCGTAATACTTGATTAATGATTGTTTCAGAAGATCCTGGGATTTTCATCATATTTTCCCGAAGCTTATCCAAATCTACAAACTCAACATCCCACGCGGTACTCGTATTAAATGCTGCACTCATATTTCAGTCTCCTTAGAAAGAAAAATTCAACTTCATCTACATAATTATCCTCTTTACCAATTTGTATTGAAGATTTATTTGAATATTGAAACGTATAGAATTTTCTCTGCTCTTTCTCCAACGTTGAAATGACATCCAAACAGAACTCATCTAAATCATCTCTATTTTGAGAGTAAAAACGTAACAATACGACTTGGTTTAATTGTGATTGTTCAGGAGTTAAAACAAATCCTCCAGTTTCATAAATGAAATAGTTATATCCGCCCGTTTTTTCTTCAATTTCTGATAATGATTCTTCACCTACTTGATCCTCAAAGACGAGAAGTCCGGATAATTCTTCTAAACCATCTACCAAGTACTTATTTAGTTGTTTCAGACGTTTCTTGTTTCTTTCGTTCAGCGGAACCACCTACCTTCGCAAGATAAAAATATAAGTAATTTGTATCTTTATCTATTTTTATTGCTTCGTATTGCTCATCATCGATAATGAAAGCTAATTTTTGATTCATGTTCTTTTTCAACGAGTATGGATAATGTGTTTTGAGTTTGACGTCTACTTGTTTACCAAAACTACTGCACGAAATATAATCCTGTTCTCGAATAGAAAGATACCGAAAAAAGAGCTTGCCTTCTTCGACAAACTCTTTTCCGATTCTTTTTTTCTTTTCACTTAAAATATCTTTAAAGCGTCCAAAATAAAGCACACCATCTGTAAATGTTTCCCTAATCCGATCCATAAGATTCCACCTCTTCCAAATGGTTTTGAACTGCCATATCTAAAATAAATGCGGCAATTTCAGAGGCAAAGTTTTTTTCGAAATCATCCAAAGCATTATTATAGCGATAGCGAACGCGTTCAACCAAAAGCTCTATTTCTCTACTTCCTCTCGCAAAAGTTAGCTCCACACCAGATAGATTGAGTAGATACTTTCGTGCACTTTCGATATAGTCTAGCAGCTCTCTATTGGTCTGATCATCTTCCCAACTGATTTTTAAGTTGTCTTTAACTTTTATCAATATCTCTTGATTATCCATATCTCACACCACTATCGTATTTGTCGCCCGTATCATATTGGGCTTTCTCAGGGTGTAGGCTGTTCATCTTTATTCGTATTTTGCTTCACATTAAATGCCAAATCAGAAGGTATTTTAGAAATATCAAATAGCAAGAAAGATTCATTATTCTTTGGGCGTCCATTTGCATATTGTTTTGCTAAATAAATACGTTCATCTTCTACGAAATGGTACTCATCAGATACTTCAATTTTTTGTGTTGAACCCACTCCCATGAAGTAATCTTTTGCAACTCCAGCAGCCATCTTTCCTTTTGGCATTGAGATTGATTGGATAACTTTAAATGGTAAAGGCAACACATCCCGAACATACGAGCCATTAGCGTTCAAGAAAGTTGTTGCTGGGAAAAACGTAGTCCAGTAATCATCAGGGTGGACAATTAGCATTACTTCTGCTGGTTGTACTGCACGTTTCAATACAGTTGTTGTACCATCTGCTTTTTTTATCGTTACATTCGTTAATGGCACCATAATTTTTTCGCCAATCGTTTTAGGTCCTAAATCTTTTAAACTTTCAGCTTTTTTATCGGCATGAACACCATTTTGAACAGTGTCTAAGTCTTTGATAATCCCAATTGGTTGGTCTTGCCCAGTACCTGCTACAATTGCTTCTTCCAATGCGATATACATTGATTCTGCTAGCACAGTTCGAATGTAGCGGTCCAACCATTGCGGTCCTAAATCTAACATCGCTTTACATACTGGAATATAAGCTGATAACTTGAACAAACCAGTTCGTACTCGTTCGAATCCATTGTCTAACAATTCTTTAATCGGCTCACAAAGTTTACCCCACCAAGCCGGATTTACACCTTTACTGTAAATCCATTCTGTTGTTGCAGTAGTATTCACAAAATTAATTTCGGCTAACAACGGATGGGCTTGCGTCAAATTCTCAAAAACACGTTCAAAGACTGTTGGTGGTACTAATTGTTCAACTCCGCCAAAACCTTTATTGGCAATGACTTCGTTATAATATTTATTCTCAGAAGCACTTAGAACATTAAGTCCTCGAGCAGCCATAGCCTGATTGTCTAACACTTCATTTTGAGCAACAGATTTTGCTTCCTGAATAATATTTTGTTGAATGCTATCTGCGAAATCTCTCATGGATTTCGCAAGAACTTGTTCATCTTCCTGTTTCATTGCGTTTACTAAATTTTTCTCAATTTCAGTTGAATTTTTTTGCTTATCTAATCGTTCCATTTTCTTTCCTCCTAAATTTGTGCAGCTACTTTCTGCATAGCTGCTGCAATTTTCATTGTTTTATTTTTTTGTTGCTGAATATGTTTTTCAACAATTTCGTTTGTTTCATCTTCTTGTTTTTCTTCTTCAACCAAAGCATCACAGAATCCGTATTGTAGACACTCCTCAGCAGTTAGGAATGTCTCCTCTGCTAACATGTCATCCAATTGTTCACGTTCCCCATTGAACCGTTGTAAATAACTTTCAGTGACACTTGAATCAATGGTATCCATATCGCTTGCCGCTTTGCGTAATTCTTCTGCGTTTCCAGCAACAATCGTCCACGCTTTATGGATCATCATCGTGGCATTTTTAGGCATTGAAATTGTATCCCCTGCCATGGCGATAATTGAAGCTCCGCTGGCTGCCAAACCATCTATGAAAATATTAATTTTCGCTTTATGCTGTTTGAGTAAATTACAAATAGCGATACTTTCAAAAACATCTCCGCCCTCAGAATTGATGTGAACGTCTATTTCACTTGATTGAATGTTCTTTAACTGATTTTTAACAGAAATAGAATCAATCTCCGAAAACCATCCTCCAATAGTGCCATATAGGTACATTGTTGTTTTTTCTGTTGGCGAGGAACTGTTCACCACTTTAAGTTGCGGTTGAATCTTCACTTTCTCCATTCTCCTCACCTCCCTTCGATTCTTTTCCCCATGTTCTTGCATCTGCATAATTTTTCGTAATAAACCTACGTTGTGACCACTCTTCTTCGAACGGCTGACCGCCCATAAATTCTAGAACGTCATCTATAGAAAAAGCCCCAATAGACAAGAATTTGTCTAAGGAACTTGCTAAATCTTGAATAGTCAAAATTTTTAATCTTGAGGTATCTATTTTTAAATAGGTTCGTTCAAGGTATTCATCTTTGGTGTATAGTTTTGCATTAATCTCTGTTTCTATGATATCTAAAATTGGAATTACAGCGAACATCAGTAATTGATTTATTTGTCCTTCTGTTTCTACTGCATCACCTTTTAGTAGTCCTACTGGAACATGAAAAGTTCTCGCCACCAACTCATAGATACCATCAATTTGTTTTTTTATATCATCAACCGAATGGCCCCCTCCGTTAGTTTTGCCTTGTTGCGAAACATCTGTCATATTGTATCCATCTTGTAATTGAAAAATTGCACCCGCGTTATCTGCTTCCAACCAAGGTTTCATTTGTTGATTTATCATGTCGTCAATAGCTTTTTGCTGTTTATCTGTTTGCGATCTGAAAAAGTTTCCTTGCAAAATGTATCTCTTGGCATTAGAACGCTTATAAACGTTCATGGTAGCCATTAGTAACTTACCATAACTTTCATAGACGGAATCAAGTAGAGTTCGTAAATTTACGTCGTAATACTTGAAGTACCACACATCTTTTTCCGATAATGTCTCGCGCAAAGTCATCCCGTTTGCTGATATCCCAGAATATATATTTTCTTTAAATAGTCTTTCTTCTCTTGAAAAAGTATCCGCCACAAAATATTGTCCTTTTAGTTGAAAAACTAAACATTCGTTGTTGTAGAGTAATTCATAAATAATGCGTTTTAAAAATTTCTTTTGACTTTGATTTTGATTCGGTTGTACATTTAGAGCGTAAAAATCATCCTTACGTGTTTTTTTGCCTTTTTCAAAAGTATTAAAATCTGCTTTTAAAGCAATATTTGCGATTAAATCGATACACGAATGAATCGCTAAGCGTTTGTAAACGATATCTGCACTTAGTTGCTCGCACAACTTCGCATCATTAAGCGAAAAATGCGTATCCCCTCGTTTAAACCAGTCGAAAATCCCCAAGATGTCACATCCTTTCTAAAATACAATCGGTTTGAATTCAATATTTTCGAAATCTACATTGCTGTAGTCTTCTAAATCGTCATAAAAATTGAGTGCATGTAAAAAAGCGTAGAACCCATCGGTCTTACGCTTCTCTTTGTCTATTTTTTTATATTCTTTATTTCCGTTTGATAAATAATCTACGTATACATTACCAACATACCAACGCATCAGAGCATCATCACCGAAAACTAAATTTTGGTTAATAAACAAGTCATCGACTAACGGTGATAACTTGCTATGTGTGAAGTTACCCGTTCGGACTATTTCAACCTCGAACCCAGCTTCTTCAAGTTTCGGTTTTAGAATGGTCGCTCGGTATGTATCCATCGAGATCTTTTTGATATAGTAATCCTGCGCTTGTTCTAAAAACCATTTCACAATTTTATCTGGATCAATTGATTTCCCATAGACAATTTCCGCCAAATTATTATCTAACGCTATTTGCACAATATCTTTATTAATATCTTGCAATTCTAAGGCAGCATAATGAATGAACGTGTGTTGTAGCCAAATAGCCTTACCATCTGCTTTTCCTAATACCCCTACTGAACAGAAATCTCGAACGTCAGCAAAGTCTACCCCACCAATCACTTCAGAACCTTTCATCGATTCTGGAACTTTTTGATTTGTGGCTAAACGATCTTCATAGCTTGCCACAGCTAGCCGTGTATCTTCTACCGGACGGTTCATTCGTTTGGTCATGAATTCCATTCGAATCGCAGCACTTACCTTTGATTGATTGTATTCTTCACGCATTTTTTGCATAAGTGTTTCATTGTAAGGCAAGGAAGGATTAGCTTTCTCCCAGTTTGCTATCTCAGATACTTCATCGTCTGAATCTAATCGACAAATAAACGGAAATAGTGTACTTTCTTCAATACCGATTTCTCCATTTAATATCATACGAGACTGTTCCTTTAAGTCATCTAGTGGACCGCCTCGAACATTACCATCTGTCGAGATATGAAATTCTCGATAGTCCTTAATTTTCCCGCCACCAGAAGTAAAAACCTTGATAGCATCGTAGTTATCATATTCATGTTCTTCATCGAATATGACACAGCCAGGTCGCTTACCATCTTTCGTTCGAGCATTTGAAGTATTGTAGAGTAGGCGGCTCTTTGTTGTATTATTTTGTATTTCAACCTTTGATCTATAAAAAGCTTTCTCTAACTTTTTAAAGTTTTTTGGTTCGTCTAGCACGTTAATGACATCAATGAAAGAAGTTTTAGCTTGTGTTTCACTCGTCGCCACTATATCGATATCATAATGTGAAATGCCATGCTGTTTAGTCATCATAAAAAAACTATTCCATGAGAGATAGCCATTTTTTCCGCCACCTCGCCCCATATATATAAAGTAACGATTAAATACTAAATTCCGAGAACTTTTCCACCTTAATCCAAAAATAAAGCAATTTAAAAATTTTTGCCATGGGTATAATTTATAAGGAAAATACTTCTCTGGTAGACGAACACTATTTTCAATCATTTCCTTGTCAAGGTAAACATCTTCCCGCGCCAATACCTTTTGCACAAAATCTACTAATTGATGTTGTTCTTTGCATACTTTTAGCTCACCAGAACGGATTAAATCAAAATAATATTCAATGTATGGATGGTTATTAGACATCATCGCCTTCCTCCTCTACTTTCGGTTCATCTACTTTTAGAGCGTTCAAGATTTCCGTCATACGTTTTGAGATTTTGTTGACCTCAACGACGGCATCATTTTTCTTATAGCCGGTCTGTCCGCCTCCATTATTATATTGAACGATTGTTCCATTTTTTCGGATATTTTGCATAAGCGATTCTTTGATATCCCAAAACGAACAGTAATCTTCTACTAAATCAACCCAAAAGCTCTCTGTTTTACCTGATTCTTCTAATTTAGTGAGCAAATCTGTTTTGATTGCTTTCCTAATTTTTTGTGCTTTTGTTAGTGCCAAATGATACCACCCCCTCTCACGTGTGCGCGAGAAAATATTTTTTCCGATGACCCCTTCCCGTTTCCCGTTCCCCCAGAAAGAGTTCAAAAGTTTTGAAGGGGGGCTACTGAACAATTTTCAGGTAGTCTGTCGCAAATTGAATATAAAAAAATATTTCTTCTCTTGAATAATCAAAATACTTTTGTACTTTTTCAACATCTAATCGTTCTTTTACATCGCTTGGTTTCAGCTTATGACAACGATTATCGTTCACTACATCTCTTACCTGTGTATAGCGTAGGTAAGCTAATCGCTTGAACGAAGAATAAATATCTCGCTCTATACTATCTCGGTCTTTCTTACTTGCAATGATCAGCATTTCCTCAGTGTTGTAACTTCTACCATTATCTTCAATTAACATTACCAACACTCCTTACTATCGAAATTAGCGAACTGCTTTATCTTATTTTTATTTCCGTATGTTCCAAATCGATTGTGCTCTTTGTTATGACAAACAATACAGATGCTCTCTAAATTATTTAGTTCTAATGCTTTCTCAGGATACAGCTTTACTTCTTTAATATGATGCACATTCTGCGCTCTACTGTATTTCCCTTTACGTTTGCATTCTTGGCATTCGTAGTTATCACGCTTCAATGCTTCTAGCCTAATCTTTCGCCATTCCTTTGATTTATAGAAAGGAATCATACGATTATCGTCAATTAGCTTTCTTAACCATTTAATTGTCTGATTGTCCATGATTAATTATTTCCTTATAATATTCTTCAGCTAGAATTCTTTGAAACAACGTTACTTGTTCGAAGGTAAGTGACTCTGCATCAACATTAATTTCTTCCAACACTTTTACATTCATCGGTTGAATAAGCATGTTTTGCATAATAACTGTAAGCAGCGCACCTATTTCTTTAGTAGTTAGGTGATGGTTAGCAAATAAATTAATAATCTCTGTTTGTAATTTTGTTAACTCCTCTTGTCTATTCATAGTTTTTCTCCTTCAATGTGGCGCCATTTTTAGAATACCAATTCACTGTGTCTTTCAGATTAGGCAACGTATGAGACAACAGTGTAATTGTCAAGATTGATTGATTAGAAGATAAGTCGTTTATGATATTCACATGACAATAATTTCCACTCCACACGGGTTTTACTTCTTCTTTGACTACTTTACCTTCACCATTTCGTAAATTATTCTTTACCCAATAGCGACTATGTTCTCTTTCAATTGCTTTCTTATAAACATCGGCCAATACACTAGGAACTCTAAGTTCCAATATAGCTTCATTAAAGTCATTCATGATAACTCCCTCTCCTTATATTCTCTTGTACATGCTTGTCATTCCAACATCCATGCCCACAATACACCAACTTACAATAGTCGATTTCTTGTGGTGTAGCTTCTCGTGTCATTTCAATAATTGAAACATTCTTCTTTATCTGTACAGACATTACAACACGTACTGCATCTACTGAGTGCTTCGGCTGTGGATATCTATGTGTTAACGATACATACCAATAGTTTTTCATGTTCTCTCTCCTAATTGTTTTTATGTACTTGATTCAATAAATCACTTCTTGATATACTATTCATAGGTAGCAACTCCTTTTTGTAAATAGCAATCAAAAAATATTGTGCACAAATGCTACCTAGCCACTAGCTCCCATAGTCTAGTGGCTTTTTTGTATGTAAAAAAGACACCCTGTAACGGATGCCTCTCGTGAAGGATAGAAACATCTATTGACGTTTCCTAATTTATTTAAGCAGCAAAAGCCACTTATTGGCGTGACAGGAGTCGAACCTGTATCTTATCTCACACGAAGTCAGTTGCATTACCACAATGCTACACGCCACCCACAGTGACCGATCAATCAAACACCAGCAAAAACAATTGATCAAGTTTATCCTAAACGTACCTAGCTGCTACTCTATGAGTTTAGGAATTGCTCTCGTGCGTAAGCAGCTGCCACAGAGATCTGGTTAATGTTCTTATCGTCATATGCTGGGCTAGAGCAATATACCTAACCTCGACTAGTATGAATCAGGTAGTTACTACTGCATCCCTAGCAACTATTTGTGTCACTTGCAAACCTGTAGAAAAAAGAGGAGGTTATTCACCTCACTTCATTTTATTGAGAACGTAAGTCTGCAAGTGACCATCGAAAGTCAAATCAAACGGTGACTAAACCAGAAAGCGTTGTGTAATGTGTCCATTTCTTTGACTTTCGATATTACTATATTAGCACTCAAATTCGTATAAAAACCGCCAACTTTCCGCCAAAAAACCGCCAAAATTATTTATATGCAATTATTTTGCCGTTTCGGTAAGCTTCCGCGAATTCAATCAAAGCTTCTGATTTCATTCTTTGAATACTTCTTTCGGAATAGCCAACTTCTCTAGCAATCTTGTAATTAGAGTAATGGTCCTGCACACAGAAACTATAATGCAAAATTTGTCTGCTAGTTAGGCTTAATGCCATAAGCCCAGATAATATTGCATCTCTTTCTGCTTCTGCATCTGCTAATTGTACTAGCGCATCTTCTGCTTTGTTCCCATGACTTTGGCTTTTAGGCATATCTGTAATAATTGGTGATTTTAAATCTATCAAAGAGCGCCCAGCTATTCGCTCTAAACGTCTAAAATTCTTCAACACATTTCTGGCATTCGCTTTTGTTTGTCGAAAATCTACTTCTTTTAGCAATTGAATCAAGTGGAATCGCTCCTTTTGTGGTATAATAACTATGTCGAAAATATTACTTACAGCCGGAGCAATCTGGCTTTTTTTATTTTCTACTAAATAAACTTTTTACAATACGTACTATGAGATAGTATTTTCAAATACATTTACTCATGATATAATCATATTAACTTTCTTGGGGATTTTATTTCTGAAATAAATTTCTCCTTTTCTATGATAACTGGCGGAAAACAGTTATCGATAGTTCCTGTCTCCACCAGAGACACAATGTCAACCTTATTTGTTGGCACTATTAGCACTTTACTTGGGAAAAGTGCTAACTACCACATTAGTCAGCCATTGGTCGGCTGGCTTTTTGTTTGCAAAAAATCAGCTAGTTATTGTAAAAAAGTTGCAATAAGTTAAAACTCCAATGTAATTGGCCTCCCGTATTTTTAAATTTTCCATTCGCCATCTTTCATATTGGTTTTATTCATATAATTTCTTTCATCACGAGCAATTGTATAATCGAAAAATAAATCAGCTTGCTCTGATCCATGCAGGTACTCAACATAAACGCCGTCTACTTGACGTTCCAGTATATATAATTCTGGATAACTTAGCATTGTTCTTCTCCTTCAAGAGATATAGTCACACCAGTGATTTTTAAGCCAATTAGTTTACTTAAAACCATAATTGCTTCATCCACTAGCAATCCATCTCGTTGAATAGAACTGGCACATGTAAAGCGGTCCATGCTTACAATCTCATCCACCGTAACAGGATATGGAATAGTAACGCCTGCTTTTTTGGCAATTTGTTCAATGGATTGAACATGACCTTTATTCGCTGCTAAAATATACTGACCTGTTCTAGCGGATTCTTTAACTAGCTCTGTCGTCTTCCCAGTCCCTCGATCTCTTGCTATAATTTTCATCTATTTGGCCTCCTCACTTAATCCCCAAAAAGGCTTTACCTTATAAAACTTCTCAACTTCTCGATTTAAAGATCGCACCATACTTTCTAAAACTGTTGCTCGTGTTCCTAATGTGACATTTTGCTTTTTCGCTTTTTTAACACTTGTAATACCTAAGTTGTGCCTTAGTTCAGAAAAAATTAGTATTCCCTGATTGCTATATTTCCATTTTAAATCTGGATTGGCTTGAATCTTTTCCCATAATTCGTTAGTGACAACTAAATAGTTATAATCACCTAAAAACGTCTGTTTCGCAGAACTTTTCAAGTCTGCCATTGTAACTTTAATTTCATAGCATCTAATTGTGTTGTCAGTAGAATAAGTCATAAAGTCGACTCTTTCCTTGCCAAACCAACCTATCGTCACTTCAAAACAGCCGAACACTCCCATTTTGTTGGTGTAGTTCCACAAGCATTTCTCAGCTTGTCTGGTTAAATCAGTTTTCATTCACCACCATCAACTTTCACAGCAAACGGCCAATAGCGCTCGTCAATTGATTTGATTACTGATTCAGTAAGTTTATATGCTGAATCGTGCCAATTTGTTAGTTCTTCATACTCAACAAGTCTAGCATCAGTTCTACCACTAAAAAGTTGCACTAAATATTTATGGTCAATAACTACTTTATACAACTGCTCTTTCTCGACTTCGTAGCCAAACAACTTCATTCTTATCAATGTTTCAATTGGATAATTCGTGGTATCGACAAGCCAATCTTGAAAATCACTTCTCTCATTTCTATTTGTATTAAAAGCATTTATTAAAACACCACCAAGTTCCCAATCTAACTCTTCAAAATTATCTTCGAACCAATACGCCAAAAACTTTGGAACAATGGCTTTTTCCTGTACTTTAATCTCTTTTACGACCTCAATTGCTGCATTTACTCCGTCGTCATAACCTCTTGACCATTCATCTTCTGCATCGCATCCTCCGATATCATAGAGCGCTTGAATTAAATCTTCTTTTTCTTGTTTATTCATCGCTGTTCCTCCCAAAAAAGTCAACGTTTCCTAGGATTTCTAATTCTCCATCTGGGTAAACATCTAACCAATCATGAGCACCAATAAAATTATTAAAGGCATTCAAACCTTTTGTTTTATGATGGTGATTTACTCCAAAACCGACTAATAAAATTTCACCTCGTAACGTTCGAACAACGTCATGATATTTAATTACTTTACCGTTCTTGTCTTTTACCTCTTCAACACAATTTTTGTAATTTTCATAACTCATTCCGCTTCCTCCTCAATACATTTAAACAAGCCCTCTGACTTCTTTAATATTTCTCTTTCCCTTTTATATACATTTTCTTCAAAGAAAGCTTTTGCTTCTTCGTTATTGCTTATGTCAATTTCAACATATTCATCCTTGAAAGCTTCTTTAAAGCTCAT